GCAAAGCAGAAAAACCGGTGCAGCACCCAAGGAAAAGTTGTGTCATTCCAAGAGATCACTGGAGATGATCCCGACTTGCCGTTTTGAGAGGAGATGTATGGCATGAGCAAGAACCCCTATTGGAGAGGCATCAAAAGAGTGGCGGAAAAACAACGGGCCAGAGGGGGCAAAAAATACGGGTCTGGAACGGAGGATAACCCTGCGGATATCTGCGGAAAGCTCACGTACATAGAGGAGAACCTGATTGACGTGCTGATGTATTGCGAATGGATGAAAGCATCCGCAAAAGACCATGAGCTGTCGATTGAAAAAGGCATCGCCGCCAAAATTCTTGTAGATTTAGAAGAACTTTCCTGCAAATGCCCACGATGCCTCCAGGCGGAATGGCTGCAAAATGGAAGCCACCAAAGTAACCGTTATTGTGGTTATTGCGGGCAGAGACTTTTGTGGGATGCGAACAGAAAGGAGGGAACCCCATGACAAGAAAAGAAATTCTTGCCGCTGCGGAGAAGTGCGTTTGCGGAGATCGGGAGCAGGATTATGGAATCCCAGAAAATAGCTTCCGTTTGATTGCGGAATTTTGGCACACCTACCTCAGTGCGAAGTGTGTTGCCGCTGGGGTCCATGTGCAGTTAGAGCCGGAGGATGTGGCGGCCATGATGGCTTTGCTCAAGATTGCCCGGGCATCTGTAACCCCGGAACACATTGATAGCTGGATTGATGGCGCGGGGTATCTGGCTTGCGGCGGGGAATTGGCGACGCTGGGGGAAAAGGATTGCGTATCAACAGAGGAGGTCCAGCCATGACGCAGGAGGGGATGGAGTGAGCCTAAAAGATTTGATTGCTGATGTGAACGTCAACGAGATTTGCGAACACATCGAAACCGAAACATTGTCAGAATGGGTAAACGCATGGCAGGAAACCGCCATCTCCGCCCTCCGCCCCGTCAGCCGGGAGCAGGTGGAGAAGGTGTGGAGAGGGAAGTGGGAAAAACACCACAAACACCGTGGAGGGTTTCGCCGTGTTAAAGGTATTGATGATATGGGGGAGCAACATGAAGTCGAAATCGACGAAAGATGTGAGTATGATGATCTATATTGCTCCGAATGCGGAAAACAAAGCCCCGATAACTTTTTGAATTTTTGTGCCTATTGCGGCGCTTCCATGACGGACGAGGCCGTGGAGATGGTGATGGAGAGATTGGAGGCGTTGAATGGATAATCTGACAGCAAGCCGGATCGCCGGCGGGAACACAGCATATAAGCGAGTTGCGAGTGACTTTTACCCAACACCGCCAGAGGCTACCGTAGCCCTGATGGATTTCTTGGATCTCCCGAAAGGTACAAAAATCTGGGAGCCAGCCTGTGGTCAGGGCCACATGGTCAAGGTAATGGAGCAAATGGGATACGCTGTAATCGGGACGGACATCCAGTTTGGAGATGATTTCCTGAAAGCCCTCCTGATGGACTGCGAATGGATTATCACCAACCCGCCGTTTTCCCAGTCAGAGCAGTTTATCGCGCGCTGCATTGAGCATGGCCTACCATTTGCGCTGTTACTTAAATCACAATACTGGCATGCGGCGAAACGCTATCCGCTGTTTAATCTGCAACAGCCTGAGGCGATTCTGCCGCTGACATGGAGGCCGGATTTCATGTTCAAGACCAGAGGGAATGGTTCGCCTCTGATGGATGTAATGTGGGTACAATGGCACCCAGACTATCACTCTACGACCCACTACGTCCCGCTTCCCAGACCAACTAAAGAAAGAATGGAGGCGCTGAAAGATGGCAAGGGCGATTGATGCCAGTGAGCTGATAGTTGAAATCCAGGTATGTAGCTGGGACAGCGAACAGGATAAGGAGCGGGCAGAGGATATTGTGTTGGGGATGCCCACCCTCACCTCGCCGAATGAGGCGCTGACGTGTGAGGGGTGCTATTGGAAAACACATGGCTCATTCGGGCAATGCTTTGACTGCGTCAGAGAAAAACAGGACAATTACCGCCGCCCGCCGGAGGGGGAAGTCGATGGAGAATGAAAAGTTATTTCTCGCTTTGAGAGCAGGAGCCAGAGCGATAGTCAACAACAAGCGACTGCATGGGGCGCTTTATTGCTGGGATATTTGGGGCGAAAATGGAGGGCCCAAAGAAATATCTTATCTGGAGGCTGCTACACTTCTGGCAGAAACCGCAGATAAGATGGAAGAACGCCCGCCGGAGGGGGAGGCGGCCCAAAATGGCTGATTGGATTTGTGTCCGCCAAAGGGCTGGACCACTGGTCAAGGAATGCCGGTACCAGCGCCCCACACTGCGGAAGGGGGACCTGCCCAGTGTACAGCGGGAAAAACAGAAGATCCTCAGCATGACCAAAGGGGCCCTATTCCGACGAACCCCGGAGGACCGTCTGGAACTGATGCTTGGCCTGTTCGGCTGGGGGGCGACGGTCTACACACTGACTTTTAATGATGCCCAGCTGCCCCACAGTTTCCAGGGGGTCCGCCAGGTTTGGCGGAACTTCCTGGGCGCTATGCGCCGGTGGCGGAAGGATTCTTTTGATTATGTCTACGCGATAGAGGGCCGCCATGGGGACAAGCGTTTCCACATCCATTTGGTTTTGCGGGATACAGATTTTACCCTGGAAGAGGTTCGCTTCCTGTGGCCCGGAGGGTTTGTGGACGGGGAACCTTTGCTCCAGGGCCCGGAGGACAGTTTCCGCCGGATGGCGCGCTACTTGGTCAAAGAACGGCATGATGGATGGGTGATCCCCTTGGGGGCTCGAACCTGGGTGGCCTCTCGGTCTCTCTATGGGAAGCTGCCGGCGGTGGAGAAATGGAGGGCAGAGGATGGCAATATCCCCGTGCCAAACCAGGCTACCTGGGCTGAGGAAAATTGCACAAGGAATCCCTTTGGCGCGTACCACTACGCTGCCTATATCACACGGTATACATACAATAACGCGCGCGTGCGCGCGCGACATAGACTTGAAATATAGGCGCTGCTTTAGACAACAGCGTAAAAAAGGAGGGAAACGTATTGCGAACCACGGAAAAACATGGTAAACTGTTGGCAGTGAGAAACGGGTGGCTTGTATGCCCTGTATGTAGACGGAACAAACGTCTTCTGCATGTGTTGCCGGAGACGACGGCAGAGAACTTGGAGGTCTTCTGCCGAGACTGCAAATCCACCCTAAAAGTTAATATTTCGATAGGCCAGAGCGTAGAACGCCGGAGCCAGTGATTACACCCTTGCAGGTGGTTACTGGTTCCGGCGTTTTTTGTTTTGCATATCTCCAGGAGGTGACAGCCCATGGCGAAGCGAAGCCTAAAACCCTGCCGGCATCCAGGATGCCCGGAACTGACTCGGGACGGGTGGTGCCCCAAGCATCGGCCCGCCCCCCGACAGAACCGGAGAGGGGCCAGCGGGGCCTATCACAGCTGGTATTCCAAGGCCGTCTGGACCCAGGAACTGCGCCCGGCACAACTGCTGCGGGAACCTTTCTGCCGGGTCTGTGCGGCCAAGGGGTGGCGCACCCCTGCCACGGTGGTGGACCATGTTATCCCCTTCCGTGGAGACTGGGACTTGTTTGTCAGTCCGGCCAATCACCAGAGCCTGTGCAAGTTCCACCATGACCAGAAGACCGCCCGGGAACAGGCGGAAAGCAGGGGGAAAGGGGGCCAGCTTTGAGGGGGCGCCGCCGCGGAAGGCTACGCCTGCGCGGCCGGGTGTGGGCGAGTGTGTGTGCATACACCTGCGGGCGCGGGCACGGCGGCAAAGCCGCGGCCCTCCCCCCGGGTCGGAAAAGTTTTGGGGGGTTCTCCCCAGACCTCGCTGCATCCTCGTTTGCGAGAAAAAGTCCCCCATGGAGAATTTGGAAAGGAGGTTTTGCCTGTGCCAGCCAACGTAAAGCGAAGTGAAAATTTAGAAAAACACCAGACCAAGGCGGAGCTTCAGGCCAGGCAGGCAGCGGAAGCTGCCATCCTGCCGGACCGGGCAGGAAGCCCCAAGCCACCCCGCACCCTGAACAAAGACCCGGCGGCCAAACGGTATTGGAAGTCCATTCTGGAGCGGATGGAGGGCCTTGCCATTCTGGATGACCTGGATGGAGAGATGCTGGCGGTGTACTGCGCAGCTCTCTCCCGGCGGGATTCCCTCCACACCCTATGCCGGACGCTGATGGCGGAGATGGAACAGACTGAGGCCCCAGGTGAGCGGCTGGAACTGGTGAATAAGTTAGACACCATTCTTTCCAAGCTCCAGGCCCATGAAAAAATCCTGCTCTCCTTTGCGGACAAACTGGGGATGACCCCCGAGGCCCGGGTGCGGCTGGCCCGGAGGCGAGCGGCCCAGGCGGTCCAGTTGGACCCGGACGGAGATCTGTTTGGAGACTGAGATGGCTGTCAGAAAGCAGAACGGCCTACACCATCCTGTCAGCGTCTATGCCAAGCAAGTGACCCGGGGAAGGCTCCACGACCTGTGCTGCCCCTATGAGATCAAGGCCTGCCAGCGGCATTTGGATGACCTCAAGCGCCAGGGGACGGAAGATTTCCCCTATGTCTTTGATACCACCCGGGCAGACCGGATTATCCGGTGGTTTGGGCAGTGTATCCAGACCCGGGGAGTAGAGCATGGCCAGCCCATCCAACTCCAGCCTTGGCAGGTGTTTGACCTGGGCTGCACCTATGGTTGGGTCCATAAGGAGGACGGGGCCCGGCGGTTTAAGCGGACCTACAACAAGCGGGCCCGAGGAAATTTTAAGTCCACGGAAAAATCCGGGCAGGCCCTTTATCACATGTGCGGGGACGTGATGTACCCACCCTATCAACCGGAAGCGGCAGTTTTTGAGATGGAGCCGGAAATTGATTGTGCCGCCGTGGACCGGGGGCAGGCCATGCGGGTCTTTGGAGATGCCAAAAAAATTGCCCAGGCCAGCCCGAACATTGCCAAACGGCTTATCATCCCCCGATCCAACCCGGTGGTTCACAAGACCCGAGGAGGGTATATGCGGGCCCTGTCCAAGGACACCAAGAACAAGGACTCTGGTGCACCCAGCTATTTTGTGGTGGACGAATACCATGCCCACCCCACCTCAGAGATCTATGAGATCGGTGTGGACTCTTTCGGCAAGCGGCCCCAGTCCCTTTTGGATGTGATTACCACCGCAGGCGACGACGCCCAGAGCAAACCTTGCTATACGGAAGAGACCTATGCCAAGCAAATCTTGGATGGGGACCGTCGGGATGAAACCTATTTTGTCATGATCCGGGAGCTCCCGGTGGGAGAGGACCCCCATAACAAGTCCCTATGGTTGTGGGCGAATCCGTGTCTGCGGTATCCGAACCAATACAGCAAGTATCTTCTGGACCAAATCGAAGCGGAACATACCGCGGCGTATGGGTCCAATGACCCACACAAAATTCGGAAGTTCCTCACCCGCCGGATGTGTCAGTGGCAGACCGGAAGCGTCAACCGCTATTTGGATGAACACTGCATGAGGCTGGCCCGGGAGGCCATGATCCCCCGGGAGGCATTTGCTGAACTGACGGACGGGCTGGCCTGCTGGTGCGGGTTTGACCTGGGAAAGCGGATCGACCTGTCCGGGGTGGCTGCCGTGTTCCTGCTGGAGGATGGCCGGGTGGCCGTTAAAGCCCATGGATTCATGCCGGAAAATGGGGCGCAGCGGCACGAGCAAAGTGACCGAGTCCCCT